CCGCCTCCAGCCCATACTTCTTTAGTGGGCTGGACCTTCATTCTGAAGGCCCAAAGGATCGTGTGTAATCACACGCGTTCCTTCGACATCAGCACTATTGTACTAAACGATACTGACTACCAATTTTAAGAAAGGTAGTTATACCGTCTACGTTCTTTAGTGACGCCATAGCACTCCTAAGGAATTCAGCTTTACGCTTTGTTCCGAAGAAGACACTAAAACCGTCCGTTCTAAACACCAGAACGCCTGAAACGATACCGCCACTACCGTCCTCATGCACTACTGCACGAGGATACGTAATGACAATGTCACCAGACGTCTTTGATGCTAGTTCGACCGGGTAAGCATTGCAGGACTTTCTAAGGTTATCCTTAAGAAAATCGGACATATCGGTCTGAAGCACAATCGAGAGTGGGCTACCATGGAAATCAACCACGGTAACCTGATCTTTGATCGCGCCACATATCAATATGTCAGCAACTATGGCTCGAGATGACACCTTATTCGTACTCATTATCAAAACTCCTAGTTTATGAAGTGAGCACTTATTAGGTGCCCGATGTTTAAAGAAACCGCAGCATTCCACTGCGCCTTGCTGAGGGCAAGCCCAAAAACTTGCTCCTCATAGGGTATGTGCTGGTAATCCCACCAGGGACTAACAGCACGCTTCGTGTCGTACGGTAGTGCCTTATTAGCTCGAATGCTAATACTACCATTGCGTACCTCACCTCTGAGATACGCCTGAAGCAACCCAGGCGGGTTGTAAATCAGTCGACGTTCTCCTTTTGGCAAGTGAACCTTGCCCTCACTGAACCGTATCTTGCGTGGCCGTGACACCCACCGTCGATAGACGATGGAATTGTTACTGTCACGCTTGAGATCGGTTGAGCGATCGTCTTTTGGACGGTCGCTTCCAACCAGTGAGCCTGGGACTTTCACCCCAGCATCCATGTTCTCATTGAATGGCACTAGAAAGGGCCTTTTACGAAAAAAGGACCAGAGTAGTGTCATCGTTTTGGGAACTGTGATGTTGGTCCTCGAAGACCATTCGTTAAGGAGATTGATTAAAACCGCGATATCCTGGTCTGTCTCTAGCTTTCGCAAATAGACAGGTCGGACATTGTGACCACTATAATAATCGTGTCCACAACTCTCACGGAACAGCCCTGATTGGAAGGTTTTAGCCTCGTTTGCTTGGAATCCAAGAATGGACAACAAGCGTAAGACTCTGGGACAAAATTTCCTAGCTACGGCGATATCATCGCCGAAAACTGAGAAGTCCTCATGTAAGCTATCTAAAGAGACAGCCCGATGAGAACCATTGTCCAGAGTCGTACACGCGGCTACGATACAACTAAAAATGGCAGTCTGGAGGGGGAACGTAAAACCGTTCCCCATTGTTGACACCATCTTTAGCTCGACAACTTCATCACTCAAGCTAGTCACTGGAGACCTTAACTCAACTATGGCGCTTTGCCAATCGTCGGGAAAGAAGGTACCCAGCAAACCAAGCGAGATTGAATCAGAAGCAGACGAGAGGTCGATCGTTGCGAATGATCTATCCTCATCTGGTCGCTCACTGCCTATTTTGGCCAACCAACGGTTTATTGTTGGCTGAACTGATAGGTCAATCTTGAAGAACCTACGAAGGCGCTTCTCGATTATTGATCCCAGCCCGAGTTGAAGGTACATATTGATACCTGGCTCGATGCAGATCATACGTGAGATATCAGCTGTTTTTGGTACGAAGCAAGAGCGCGAGCCCGCCACTAACCGAGGTGCCCCGTAGTCCATAGCGCGGATACTTTCCGCAATCGTGAACTCGGGGTAGAGCTGGTTGTGGGCCTGGTAAATATTCACCAGGGATTGAGACGAAGCAGTGAGAGGTGAGCTAAAATGCTTAGCGTAAAAGCTACCATTTAGTGCTCCAATTGCTGAACCCGGTCCTGACCTCGCATTTTCACAAATGTTAGGCCAAGAAAGTTCAACATCCTCTCCCATATCCACAAGGAGAAAATCCTCTAGGATCTTTCCAAACTGACCAACTAGAAGCATGTCTGCTTCTGAAAGATCAGTACGTGAATATGGAGAAACCCACCTACCGCACTTTTTATTTGATGCGATAAAGGTATCAGCAGCACGCAGATCAGCATCGGCTGTATGCTCTATAAATTTCTTTATAAAGCCATCCAGCATATGTCTGGCTGCAAACTGTTTAACCAATGAAGGTGGGCCATATCCGTGGACCTCAACTGGAGGTCTATTAAGATATGGTGCTAAGTCGAGAATGAGCTCGTTGTAAAGAGCGTACGGACGCTTGTCCATAATACCTCTGACAATGTTGTTGAGATTCTACTAACCACCAAGTACCGATATAGCGCTCTGGGCAATATCTTTCCCAAAGATCGCGATCAGTATAATGAAGGCTAGTTTACCGACATGCTGTTTTGTCAAGTTGATCTTCATCTTCTTGCCAAAGAACCCTTTAGGGCTCACAGCACCGCAGAAGCAAGGGTATCACCGATACCCGCACTCTGCTGCCACAAAGCGCCAATATGGCTGGAAACAGCCGCTTTGACGTTAGGTACGTCGGCCGAATCAGCACCTGCTGGGATTGAAAACTCCGAACGGAGTTGCGCCGTTTTCGACGCCTGACCTGCAAGAGGAGTCATCCCCTTTCTGGTCAGTATCCCATAGGTGTTGAACCCAACAACACGCAGAACACCGGTACTATCAACAGCATTGAGTGTTTTAACACTCGCTGGCCGATAGGCGGTGATCGTCCAAGGTCTGGACGCAGCCGAAGTTGTATCCGCACCAGTGATTGGCGTACCACCCGTTTGATTGGTGATAGCCCACTGTTTCGAATACGTATTCGGAGGCGTATCGACTGAAAGGACGAAGGTAGGGGTTGCGAACCCCGTGACAGCGGCTCCCGTAAGTGGGGAAGTAAGGCTAATAGCCATGGTCATTTTCCTCGATGAAATGGATATGGATCTCTGTAACCACCCTGGCGATTGAGTTGTTCAATGAACATCTCAGGTAGCTTAGGGTGCCTTTGAACTGCTTTCCCAATTGAAAGGGCTAACTTCGCACCTTGCGAAAGAGTTAGAGCAGCCATGTTCAACCATTGCCTCCTGGTTATGTCCCTGAGATTAGTGAATTCTAACTCAGGTAACGGCCGGGAAGTTTGTTTTGAACGTGTAAAAGTTGTCGCAGAGGCTTTGAAGACACCGGGTGTTTGAAGAATTGAACCGTAAAGCGCCGAAGGCGTACTGTTGTAAAACCCCACATTAACCTGTAGATTGTATTCTACACGCTGTGTGCGGTTACACCAAGCTACGTCGGCCCACGGAGAATTCAAGGCTTCAATAATTTTGCCAATATTGGCAAAATAGTCTGCTAGAAAACTACACGGAATAAGATTCCAAATAGTCGGGAGAACGTCCATTAGGGTCAAACCTAATGCACGATTGACTGATTGCTCAGGCAATTTGCATTTCTCCTCCC